TGTACAGCTCAACCGTGAGCTGACCGATGCCCTGATAGTTGATGTTGTCGGCGTAGAGGTCGTTGATTCCCTCGATGTACCAGCAGATGAACGGCGGCTCTTGCCCCGTCCCTTCGTCAAACTGGTAGTAGGCATAGGGGAGACCGATTTCGCCGAGCATTTGGTTGATTTCCTGAATCGTCATATTGCTTTCTTGACCGCCTCCTCGAACGCCTTTATGATTTCGTCCTCGACTGGCTTGATGTGCACCTTGCCGTCCACTCTGCCGCCGCCTCTTTTCGCGTGTCCGTTTTCAAGAAGATGTGGCAGACCCGGGACTTTCTTGTTGTAGATGACACCCTGCGCGGAATATTGATTCGTCTCGATCTGGCTCGTCCACCCGGATGCGTATGTGCCAGTGCCGCCGAAGTCCACTTTCGCGTTCGACTTGACCGCCTGAGCACCTTTCTTCGAGATGTCCCGTGTCACATCCTTGATGCTGTCCGCAACATCCGCGCCATAGTCCGCGAGGATTTTCCCAATCTCGGACGCAATATCAATCCGCTTTGCCATTCGTACCGCCCTTTCGCTCTGCATAAAGCTCGATGTAGTCATCGTCTGTTCTGTACACACGGTAGACCCCGTAGGCATTGCCGTTGTACTCGCAGAGTGTTTCGCCGTCATAGTCCCCGGAAAAGACGGTGAACTGGAACTCTGGGTTGAGCCCGTTTCTGCCGCCCTCGAAGAACTCCGTCCGGGTGACGCTCTGAACCTTGCAAAATACATCACGGGGCGACACCAATTTCTGCGTCACCCCGTATTCGTTCTTCAGGTTGGTTTGCGCTATGAGCGTGAGTACAGCGTCCATTTACTCCTCCTCTCCCATCTTCTGGGCGAAGAGACGATTGTTCAGCGCGTACCGCACCATGCGAGGCATCCCCTCCATGGTGTCGCGCCGCCGCCACATCCACGCCGCATACATGACGACGAGTTGCATATCGTCCACCGACTCAAGGGAGAGCTTTATGCCCTCCCTTTCTATCTGAGCCTGAGCAGAGGTGATGTACTTCTGCAACCGCTCGTCATACGCTTTGGTCGTGATGCCGAGGTCGATTTTTAACATCTCGAGCATTGTCATCACCTCCGTGAAATATCATCAAGCGTTCGCAGTGTCAGCCGCAAAGGTAACAGCGTTCGCCGCAGGAGTCACGCCGTTGATGCCGATCGCCACGAAAGCGTTCGCATCAAGAACCTTGCCGTCGTATCTTGCCGTGCCCTTGAATCCGGTCTGATCCTCGACCCAGAAAGCGTGCTCGGAAGTGTTGATAACAGTCCCGGCTCTTTCTGCCAGAAGGTAAAGGTCGAAGTAACCGCCGATGATAACGTTGTCCGGAATGAAGTTCAGGACTTCGATGACACCGCCGATAACAGGCATCGTGCCGTTGACACCAGCAACAATCGCGCCAGAAGCGTCGACCGAGAGGCTGTTGGCGATAAGCTCGGAATAGGTCTTTTCGTTCATCGTCCAGACCTTCGCGCCACGGCTGTAAGTGCCCTTGATCTTGCCGCTGTCCTGAATGAGGGCTTTCATGAGAGCCTTGTCAACAACCGATGCCGCATGGGAAACGATGTTCGGAGTATCCGTAACCGCGCCCAGCGCAGTGAGAACGCCCTGAGGCATCTTCGTGCCAGTACCGAACAGGATAGCCTTATCAAGGGCGAAGCCGATAGCACGACCGAGCACATCAATCAGCTCAGCCGCGAGGTCGATGTCGGAATCCTCAAGAGTAGCGTTGCAAATTCTGAAGTAGCCGCCGACCTTGTAGCCGTCGACCTCAACATCACCGAAGCTCAGATCAAGCTCGTTGAGGTTCGCGCACATCTCAGTCCAGACCGCCTCCGGGATCGTGCCCTCGATGACCATTCTGCCAGTGCCCGGAACATTCCTGACCGCGCAGTGCTTGTACAGTTTCGAGTATTCAATCACGTTCTCCTTCAGGAGTCCGATAACAACACTCGGGATCAGAAGCCCAGCGTTCGTGATGGCTCTCTTCTCCATCATTGCGTTCCTGACCTCGCCGAGGAACTGCTTGACATCATCGCGGGCGACAAACGCCTCGCGCTCTGCAATGTTCATGCCGAAAAAGTCTCTTCTGCTCATTTTCTTTTCTGCCTTTCTTTCTTCAACCGGGGCGGGAGTAGTATCCTGAGCCGCCTCCTCTTCCTTCAGTTCATCTTCCAGCTCGCCGATCTGATCCTCGAGCTGTTTTTCCTTCTCAGCGTGTTCAGCTTTCTCAGTCTCGAACGCGCCGATTTCTTCCTCGACCGCTTCCTTTTCCTCGTCGGTCTCGGCTTCCTCGATGCTCGCCTCGAGTTCCGCTTCACGGCTCTCGAACTCCGCATCCTTGTCTCTCAGTTCTTTGAGAGCTTTGTTTGCATCATTCAGCTTCTTCCGAAGCATCAGCACTTTTAATGCCATCGTGCAACCTCTCTTTCATCTTCTGCCGCCACACCATAGTCTCGCGCTTGTGGATGTTCTCGCGCTGAGCCGTCCGTGCGGCAATGTTTGTTTCTTCGTACGCCGGGAACGTGCAACAACTGACCTCATACAACGGGTCGACCTCTTTAATCGTCCAGTGGACACTACCGTCTTCGCGGATCTCGGTATCCTCGTTACGGATTTCGAACCCGATGGAGCATTGGTCGACATCACCGCGCTTCACACGTTCATAAAGGTTCATTGCGTCACCATCGTTCGGATTGATGCTGACCTTTCCCCACAGCCCGTGTGCATCCTCGCGCAGTTCAAGCGTCCCCGCCTTACTCCGTCCGAGTACGAGTGTCGTGTCGTGGTTGATAAGAGCACGAACATCGCCTGAGATGCTGTTCGAAAAAGCTCCGGGCGCGATGGACTCGCTCATACCGGGAGCAATTTCGTAGTTGCTATTAAAAACGGCGAAGTACCCTTCGATCGAAAGTGCATCGCCGTCTTCCCTCGTTGTAAATCCTGCGGTGTGACACCGCATCTGTCTAACTGTCCTCTCCATGATTCTCCTCTCTTCCCGGACATTGCAGTGCGTCCGGGTGCTGTTTGAACTCCACCGCCATATCACACCAGTATTGATGCGCACACACAATCCCGCTCTGCTTGCAGTAGATCTTCCCCCGCTTGCTTTCTCTGTACGCAAACGGGCATAGGAGCTTACTCATTACCGGCGAGCTTCTTCTGGTCGCCGCTCATGTCATACGGGATGTAGTTTTCCAGTATCTTGTATTCCTTCAGTCCCGCCGGGTTCATGTGCATTCTGTCACGCCATTCATCGCCATTGACGAAGCCCCTGTCAGCACCAGCAAGCAGAACATCGGAGACGCTCTTCATGTCGTAATCAATGAGCGACCAGACATTGAATTGCCAGTACCATGAAGGGCTCAGGATGAGCTTCTTCGTCATCTCTGACGCGATGCTCTTCGCAAGCGTCATAATCGTGCCTTGAATAAAGGCGTTGTACTCATCCCGGTTGTAGTCACCCACGCCCACCATGAAAGCGGGAACTCCGAGGATCGCCGCCACCGCTCTCTTGTCGAGCTGTACCGTGTCATTTATCGCGAGGTCAGCCAGCGTCAAGGGCTTGACTTGCTCCACCTCGAACTGTTCTGCCGGGATCAGCCACGGCTTCCCGGTCTGGCTCGGTTCGACATAGCTTTCGAGGAGTTTCTCGCGCCCTGTCGGAGACGAAAACTCTTCCGTGAGAGCATCCACCTTCACGATGATGCTGGGCTTGTACTCGGACGACATGAACGCCCTTTCCGTATGCGCCGCTTGCTTCAGGCTGTGGGCAATATCCCGCAGACAAACTTCAACGCCTCGCCCTTTCCAGAGGTACACCGGGTCTGGGTTGTACACGAAATGGAGAAGCCCCGAAGGATCTCTTTCTCTTCCGTCAATCACGACCTTATAATCCCGGTATCCTATCGGCGAAAAACTCACCCGGCTCGCGCTGATAGGTTCAAGGCTCTGCAAAAGCCCGTTCCATGTATGGGGGACAACGATGGAGTTCCCGTTGCCATACAGTAGCAGATTCATCACGATGGCTTCCATCCATGTGTTGCGAGTCATGTTCGGCATCGGCTCGATGTCCACCGCTCTGGAAAGCTCATTGACGATTCGCACATCGCCCTCTGCCGTGTTGCTCATCAGGTAGATGGTTGTCGCCCCTATGAGGCTCGCTATCTTGCGGCACGCCGTCATGATCTCCGGGTTCTTATCAAGCGTGGTGTACCCGGACACGCAAAGGTCATGAAATGCCTTCGCGTCAGACAGCCAGACGGTCGCCGCCTTGCTCTGTTCGTTTGATCTTTTCTTCCTCTTGCTCATTCACTCCACCATGCCGCCGCCTTCTTGCTCTTTTCCGTTTGATTCATCATCGCCACGCACGCGAACACCGAAGCGTCAAACAAATCAATCCGGTGTTCTGGCTGGATCTTCTCGTACTGGATCGCGTCGTCCGTCTTTTCTATCGCCCGGACATTTGAGACGCAATACTCATACGCCTCTGAGTGTAAGTAATACAGATGCCCGTCCTTCGCCGCTTTCTCGATGTGCCTGAAGCCTTGCGATTTCAGGTAGTAATACTGCGGAATATCCCGGACGGAAAAATGCGCCGCTTTCATCGCGGGGAAATATTCTTCCCCGGCGAACTTTCTGTCGTGCCCAACCATCTTTATCTTGAAGCCTCTGGCACGCATTTCTTTGAACCAGTTGACCACATCCGAAACGTTTACTGTCGGGCTGTTGCACATCGTCAACCAGCCATCGTCAGCCCACCCGAACAATGGGATATTGTCCTCATCCGCTTTCCTCGCCGCTTGTGTGACCGGGAAAAACGCATGAGTGATTATTATATTGACCTCACCATACTGACCGTAAAGAGCCGCCGCCGTGAGGTCGTACATCCTCGACAAGTCAGCCCCGCCATACCAGTCGATCGGGAGCTTCGAAAGTTCCTCGAGTGTCCACGTATATTGCCTGTCGCTCGCCCGGAACTCATCAAGGTCGAACCACGCCCGCATCGCCGCTGAGTAGATGTCGAGCTCGCGGCTGAGAAAGTCTTTCCTCTGCTGTGGGTCGTTCTGCGCTTGCAGTGCGGCGTTGATAAGGTCTTGCGGTCTTTTTGTTACCCCGTAGGACGGGTTCGCCTTTTGGTGCTGTATCGGGTTCGTGTAGTCTACGTTGCCCTTGTCGTCTTGATCCGCTCGCGCCACGAAAGCGAAAAGCGAATCATCATCAATCACTCCGGTCGCAACCTTCGCGGCGTATTCCTGCCGCCCGTACCCGAACGAGTTGGCATTGTCCCCGGCTGTGGTGATGCCGACCATCAGCTTGTTCGTATAAGCCGATTGCGCTTCCTTGAAGCGGTTATACTGAGCGGGTTTCTTGTACGCCGCCACTTCGTCAGCAATTGCGAAGTTGCAGTTGAATGAATCCTGACTGTCCGGGTTCGTGGGCATCGCGATGATCTCCATCGAACCGTCAGGAGTCCCGTCAGCTTTTCGAAACTGATACTTTATCGAGTGGTCGAAAGAATTATCGTGCACCTCGAACTGTCCGATGATTTTGTTGTATTCAAGGGAGTATGTCAGGAAGTGGAACGCTTGCAAGGTCTGTTTGAGTGCCGCCGCAACGACATAGCAAACAGACCCGGAGCGTCTTTGAATGATGCCCACCGCCCACGCGAGTCCCGCGATAAATGAAGTCTTACCGTTCTTTCTCGCGACCTCAATAAACGCCTCTTTGAAGCGTCGCTCATTCGTCCCTTTGTAGTAAAACCCGAGGAGGTTGTACACGATGAATATCTGCCATGGCTGAAGTAAAAACGGGCTTCCCTGTAAAGGTAGCCCGTCGAGATCTTCGCCCTGTGCGTGCACGAGTGTTGTTTGCATTATGTTTATTGCCAAATCCGGGTCGTGCTCCCGTAGCTCCAGATCGTCCCGCTGTAGGTCTTTCTGGAATCTTTCACAAGCGGCAATCACTTCCTTCCCCGCGATGATCTCCCCGGAGACCACCGCCCTTGCATATTCAATAGCTGTTTGCTTGAAATGTTTTATCATACCAGTTTAGACAGGAGTTCTTCGAACTTCCCTTCTCCGGGATCTTTCACCACATCGGCGTTTAGTTTCTTGTACCCTGACGGGGTCAGCCCGAGGTCTCGCCAGTAAGAAAGAGCCTGAGCGTTCAGCTCCATCATCGCCACCAGCAGAGGATTCTTTGTGAGGTTTGTTTGCTTTGCTTTGTTCGTGTGCGTGATGACGGCATTCCCGCCAGAACGTTCGAACTGTTCCTGTACTTTGTCCCTCGCTTCCATGATGGATGCCAGCGTGTCGATGCAGTCCGTGAAGAACTCCCGGTATGTCCCCGCATCATTACACGCAGAAATGATACGATTCTTCCATTCTTCGCGGTTCATTTGCGTTGTTCTCCCTCAAAATGACCCTTTTGTTCTAAATTTTGCCCCTATATATAAAAGCCTCCGACCACCGTTATCCCTTCGTGCGTCTTTTTTTCACATACCCGGGGGGGATAGTCACACCATACTTCAGTGCGGTTCTCTCCAGAAGCCTCAGCCCTTCATCTGTCAGCTCGTCTGTTTCTCTGTCGTGGAGCTTGTTATGCATCCCCTTTGATAGTGAGATAAGATTCCATGACTCGAACGCATACTCAGGGAAGTCTCTTACTGGAAAGATGTGGTGCACT